GATGATGATAGTGAACAGGAGTCACGTTCTAAGAAGCTTAAATATAAAGAAGAACTGTATAATGCTAGAGAGCATTTTGAAACTCAGAAAGAGAAATACTATCAGCCACTTGAGTCAAGTGCAGCAGATGTCCCTAAAGAGTATCAGGAAGCCTTTAGTTTTTATAGTGATTATACAAAGGACATCGAAAGACAAGATCTAGAAATTAAGAAAAGAGGAGAGTTTTTTCAAAATGAAACTGATAAGTTTTTTGGTCAAACCGAAAGTTTCGAGTTTGACTTAGGCGATCAAAAGGTAGCTTATAAACTTAACGATAAAGATTCATTAAAAAAACAAACTTCTGACATTAACGGATTTATTAATCGTTTCGTCGACAAAGACGGTTTAATAAAAGATCCTGCTGGATATCATCGTTCAATGGCAATGGCAAATAACCCTGACGCTTTTGCAAAGCATTTCTACGAAATGGGAAAAGCTGAAGCAGTCGATAATTTAGTTAAAGAAACTAAAAACATCGACATGAGTGTAAAACAAAATGTTGGAAGCTCAGAAGACGGAAAGGTTAAATTCAGAGCTGTTAATGATGATGGAGGTTCTAAATTGAGAATTAGAAAAAGATAAAAACAACACCTAAAATTTTTAAAAAATGGCTGTAACAATGAATCCAACTCCTTCTGGAGTTGCTATAACACCTGCTCCTTCAAAGGCAGTGTTATCAACAAACTACATCACAGATTTTGATTTCTTAAATCAATATCTCCCTGATTTATATGAAAAAGAATTTGAGCGCTACGGAAACCGTTCTATCGCATCTTTCTTGCGTTTAGTAGGGGCTGAAGTACCTTCAAACTCTGACTTAATCAAATGGTCTGAACAAGGGCGTTTACACGTTATCGTGAAAGCTGCTACTCGTACAGGAGAGACTATCTCTGCAACTGCACATAGCTTTAGAGTAAATCAAACAGTTATCATTTCTGACGGAGTGACTACTGCTAAAGCTCTTGTTACTGGTGCAAACGCAGATGATATTACTGTAGCTGCTTATGGCGGTGCTACTTTAGATGCTGCTGGATTAGCTGGTACAACTGGTTTAACAGTATACGTATATGGTTCTGAATTCAAAAAAGGAACTAACGGAATGTCTGGCTCATTAGAAGCTAACTCTGACATCTTTGAGAATAGCCCAATTATTATCAAAGACAAGTATGAGGTAGCTGGTTCTGACATGGCTCAAATCGGATGGATTGAAGTAACTACTGAAAACGGAGCTACTGGATATTTATGGTATTTGAAGTCTGAGCACGAAACTCGTTTACGTTTCGAAGATTACTTAGAAACCTCTATGGTTGAAGGAGAACTTGCTGCTTCTGGATCTGCTGCTAAAACAGCTGGATACAAAGGTACAGAAGGTCTTTTCTCTGCTATTGAGTCTCGTGGTAACATTGCTTCTGGATCTATTTCAGAGAAGACTGACGTAGAAGCTATCGTAAAGGTTCTTGATAAGCAAGGAGCTATTCAAGAGAACGTAATGTTCGTTAACAGAGCTAAATCTTTCGAGATTGACAATATGTTAGCTGGATTGAACACTTACGGAACTTCTGGAGCTGCTTCTTTCGGTTTATTCGATAATGACAAAGACATGGCTCTTGAGCTTGGATTCTCTGGATTCAATATCGGATACGACTTTTACAAGTCTGACTGGAAATACTTAAACGATGCTACGACTCGTGGAGCTATCGAAGATATCGATGGTGTAGTAGTACCAGCTGGTACAACTACTATCTATGACCAAGTTCTAGGGAAAAACGCTAAGCGTCCTTTCTTACACGTACGTTATAGAAAATCTGAAGCAGAAGACAGAAAGTACAAAACTTGGACTTTAGGTTCTGCTGGAGGAGCTAGCACTAGCGATCTTGATGCAATGCAAGTACACTTCTTGAGTGAGCGTGCACTTTGTGTTATGGGAGCTAACAACTTCGTATTATTGAAGTAATATTTATTGTAGGAATTACCCTCGTTTTAATTACGGGGGTAACTCTTACCTTTTAATCTAATTTAATTTTAATTATAATGGCAACTACAAAAAAAGCGGTAAATTCCGTTAAAGAATCCTGGGTCGTTAAAGACAGAAGATACGTTCTTCTTGGAAACAAAAGTCCGATTACTTACTTACTAAGATCGTCACATCACCCAAACAAACCACTACAATATTTTGACGGAGAGAATTATAGACCTCTTCGATACGCTTCAAATTCAATGACTCCTTTTATGGATGAGCAAGATGGATATGTTATTTCAACTGCTATTGAATTTGAAAATGGAGACCTTACTGTCCCTGCAAACAACACGAACTTACAGAAGTTCCTAAGCATATACCATCCTGACGGAGGAAAGGTTTATGAGGAATGGGATCCGCACAGAGATGCTCAAGATGAGCTTGATGCTGAGGAGTTTACTTTAGATGCTCAGATTTCGGCAAGAGAAATGCCTATTGAAGATCTTGAGGCTATAGCTAGAATTGTTTTCAGAACAGATGTGTCCAAGATGACTTCATCTGAAATAAAGAGAGACATGATTTATTACGCTAGATCTAATCCAAGAGAATTTTTAGATTACGCTAATGATCCTGACATCAAACTTAGAAATTTAGCCATAAGAGCTGTTGATAATGGAATACTTCTTGTAAAAGACGACAACAGAACTGTAATATGGAATGATAAATCTCAGCAAAAAGTTTTAACTGTTAAGTTTGGAGACAATCCAATAGCTGCTTTAGCATCTTATTTTAAAACAGATGATGGGATGGACTTAATGGAAGCTATCGTTAAAAAACTATAGTAAAACCAATACACTAATGAAGAGCCCCTCCCGAAAAAGAGGGGTTTCTTTTTTTTGTAAATTTGTATAAAAATAAGAGATGATTAATAGCATCAGAAACACTGTTCTATCTATCATAGATAAAGACAATAGCGGATACATATCCCCTAGCGAATTTAATCTGTTTGCAAAAGCAGCTCAACTAGAGATCTATCAAGAGTATTTTGATAACTATAGAAAGGCGATAGCTAATAAGAATAACAGAAAAGGGTCTAGAGGGGCAGCGGATGAGGTAAAAGACATATCGCACAAACTTGATATTTTCACCAAAAAGAGCGATTTGGCTGTTGGTGACAACTACACGTTCACTTTACCCAGTGACATGTATATTCTCAACACCGTTACTGTAACAACAGAGTCTGTTGATGATATAGTAGAGGAGGTTGATAAGACTGAGTTTTTTTATTTGAAACAGGCTAATCTAGCCTCTCCTTCTGAGAAATATAGAATATACACTAGATACGGAAATGAAATAGATATGTTTCCTGTGCCTGAATCCGCACAAGCTATATATTATAGAACACCTTCAACACCCAAATGGACTTATTTATCAACTCCTGGAGGAGATCCTATCTACAACCCAAGCGCAAGCGATTTCAAGGACTTTGAATTGCATCCAGAAGAGGAGACGCAGCTTATCGTTAAGATACTAAGATATGCTGGTGTTACTATCAGAGCAGAGGATGTTGTTAGTGTTGCGGAAGGGCAAGACAATAAGGAATACGAAAAAGAAAACTTAACCTAGATAGATGAGCTCACAAGACTATTATAACGATCCTACTCAATCTGGAAACTACCAGTATGTTCTTTTAAAGGACATAATCAATAATTTTATGTTGATGAATGTTGGTGATGATAAAATCATTAATGACATTCCTAGGTATCAAGTGATCCATTACGCTAAAAGAGCTATACAAGAGCTTAATTACGATGCGCTAAAAGAGGTAAAGAAGATTGAAATAGAGCTCTCTGAGACTCTTAGAATAACTATGCCGTCTGATTATGTTCAGGCAGTTAGAATGTCTTGGGTAGATGATGATGGAAGATTGCATCCTTTGGTTGTAAACAGAACTAATGCTATTGCTGATGCCTACCTACAGGATCAGGATGGAAACTTTTTGTTTGATGCAAATGGAGACTTGCAAGA